CCGGTCAGGTTGAATTTCGGGCGCATCGCACTTCACGATGTCGCCATCGCGAAGCAGCCGCGCGTAGTGCAGATCGGTGTCGGACACGGGCATGCCTTCCGTGGGCATGACCTGCTTGCTCACCGGATCGCGGACCACCAGGCCCGGGATCTCAGGATTCGGTTTCACGTACATCGCATCACTCCGATAGATTCGTCATGTCGATGGCCGGGCGGGTCACATTCGGCGGCTCGACGATCGTGACCGTCACGCGATCGAGCGGCACACGTTCGATCGGTGCAAAATTCTCGGGACCCTCGTAGTATTCCAGCCCGATCTCCATCACCAGCTCGCCGACGTGCTCTTCGCCCTCGGCATTCGGTGCCATACGCGAACGGATGAACGCGAACTGCTGAATCCGCCGCGTGATGTCGTAATCGTTGATGATCGTCGTCCGCAAATCGCGCTTGAACTTTTCCAAAGCCGCAAGCACGTTCGCTGCACCGGCATCGCGATTCACCGCTGGCATCTGCACTCGCGCGGTAAGCTGCAATGTCGCCGTAGTGGTGAACTGCGGAACATTGCGTCCGAGAGACTGACTGTCTTCATTCGGCACCGCGGCGAAGATCACGGGATAAAGCCCGTCCCACGTCGACCAGTCGCGCGGAGAGAAAACGTTGCGCCCGGCGTCGGTCGCGTTCTTCAGCTTCTCGACAGCAAGATCGCGGAGAAACGCCGCGTCGACTATCTCGCCCATCACCCGCTCACCCGGTTCAACTTAAGCTTGATCCAGCCGTGGCTGTCCGGATTCGGATCGCGCACCACGAAGGTCTTGTTGACCCGCTTTACGAAGATGCGATCGCCCTGCACCGGCGGATTCGGAAACTGCGCCGCACGCACGCCGGCAACCGGCTCCGTGGTGTTGAAGCCAGAACTATCATCGAGCAACCGCAGATCGCGGTACTGCGCATCGAATACGAGATCGACCGGGAACGAGCCGCCGGCAGCCGGCATGTAGGTGGCGGGCTCATCCTCCCCGAACACCTTCATGCACGGCGCAAGGACGTGCTTGTCCCAGTCGATTGCCACGGGGCGCAGACCTATGCGCCAATCTTGCCCGACAGCAGAACTTCCGGACGGGTGCAGATGTGCAGCGGGTAGCTGTACACCTCCATCTTCCACCAGGCGCGGCGATCACGATCGAAGATCGGGATCACATAGATCGGCTTGCCCGGGGTGTTGACCCACTCGAACGATTCGCCAGGCGCATAGGCCACCTTGAAGACTCCCGGCGCGCCGACGGGGAAGAATTTCACCTTATCGGTGTTGACCGCGATCGTGCTCGCATCGTCCGAGCCGCGATAGTTGAGCCAGTTGATGCCGGCGAAGTTGAAGACATCGAACGCCGCGCCCTGGCTGTTGCCCCGCAGATCGGCCGCTGCGCTCCAGTTGAGGAACGTGCGGATCACGTCCGTGTGATTGACGAAGGCATCGTAGAAGTTGTCGCCGCACAAGGCGTACACCTTCGTGGTCGGCAGGAACGCCCCTTGCGACTTGCGCGCCATCGTGCGCGTGATCGCGTTGCAGATCGGCCGCAGCGAGTTGGCGACCTGAGCCGCGAGGTTGAAGCCGACCTCGGCCGCCTGCGTGATGCCGAACTCGTCGAACCAGTTGAACTTGACGCTGCTGTCGGCGTCGAGGCAAAGGCCCTGAACCGCCGCGAGTCGCTGGAATTCCCACGTGTACTCGATGTTGCTCGTGAGCCCCGTGGGACCGTTCAGCCGGCGCGCAACCTCCGCTTCGACCTGCATCAGCTCGGACTCGGTCCCGAACGCGCGGATGTTCTGCAGCTCGTTCGCATAGATCGTATCCGAGTGCATCAGGCGCGGGACATCGAAATAGCGCGCGCTCCTCTTTTCGGTCGTGCGCTGGGTTCCCTCTTCTCCGCGATCGGAGAACGGAATCAGCACGAGCTTGCCCTGGCGCTGCTCGACGGCGAGCGCCGTGGTGCGGATCGGATCGGGCTCGAAGATGTTGAGATCGCCCAAGCCGGTGGGATTGTACGGATTGCGCTCGACCGCCGTAGTGAGCTGCACGGTGCTGAACGGGTCCTGATGAAATACGTCTAGGCTGGCCATCGAAAGGCTCCCTTCAAAAATGAAGCCGCCCGAGGGCGGCAGAACAAAAACAAAAAGGCCGCCCGAGAGAGAGCGGCCCTCCGCGTTTTTTTGAGAATGAAACTATCGAGCGATGATGCCCAGCGTCGCGAGCGTCGCAAGGCCGGCCGTGATCGCCGCTGCCGTATAGGACGAATCCCAGATCAGCTCGGACGCATTCACCTCGCAGCTACGCACCACGGCCGCGGCAGACTTGTCCGCGAGAATCGCATCGGTCGTGCCGAACAGGATCCCGGCCGGCGTCTGAGATCCGTCGACGGCAGTGGCCACGCTCGTGAGCCATTTGCCCGCGCCGGCAGAAACCGTGACCGAGAACTGGTCACCCGATACGAAGTCCGTGGACCCATCGGCAATCGTGAAGCTCAAACCGCCCCCATTGAAAGCGGTACCCACGACGCCATGGCCAACCTCCTGGCCGGCGGGACCCGTCACCAGGAAGGTACCCAGGTTGGTCGCCGGCTCGACGAAGGACACGTCGTATACCCCGAGCTTCGGCGCATAACCGGTCGTCGTGACAGCGCTGCTCGTCCCGTTGCCCGTATTGCTCCCGCCGGCAGCGGCCGTCGCAGTGGGTTTTCCCAAAGCAGCAACTGTCGTAATCGCGAACGTATCGCCCGCCACGAACGCCGTGCCGCCCGCAGTGATCGTGAATCCGATCCCTAGCGCGCTGAATGCCACACCGGTCGATCCCGTCGCGCTCGCGCCATTCGGCGCAACGACGTTGAAAGTGGTCGCCGCAGTGAAGGTCAGCGTATAAACGCCGATCTGCGTCGGCACCGTCACCAGCGTAACCGCGCCGAATACGCCGTTGCCGGTATTGGTGCCGAGCGCTGCCGCCACCGCGCTCGCGCCGGTCGTCTGCTTGCCGAGCACGGTGCCGGCCAATACTTTTGCCGAACCGGTCAGGGTGATTTTGTCGCGCGAACGATGGCCGTTCGCTTCGGAAACCAGGAAGCCGCCGTCCTGGAAGGCTTCATTGATGGGAGTTTGCGTCGCAGCCATGTCCGTAGTCCTTTATCGAGATGAAAATTGATCCTGCACAGAAAAATTACGCCGCCACCCCACTTTCGCGGAGGAGGCGGGTTACTTTTCTCCCCGCACATGCTTCATGTGCTTGTCCCAGCGCGATTCGATTGCCTTCGATGAGCTCGCGGCGAGATCGCCGCCGGCGCCGAGATCCGGATTGCGCGCCGAACGGCCGTTGTCATTGCTCGCCGCGGGCGTTTCGCGGAGCACCGCGATGGCTTCCTGCCGCGTCATCGTGGTATTGAACGCGAGATTCGCCGCCAGGACCGGGTTGCGTGCGGCATGCCGGCACGCGAAGATCGCGGCGCATCGGGCACGCTCACGGCGGCGCGCCGAGGCAGCTTCGCTCTTGCCGCGCATTTCCTCATCGTCATCTTCGGCAGCGGCATCCGTGTCCTTCTTGTCCTTCTCGGGATCGTCTTCATCCGCGGCCTTCATGCGCTTCGCGTAGTCTTCATCGGACTCGCCGTCGCGCTGCTTCTTGTCGTCATCGGCCGCGGCGTTCTTGCTGTCGCCGTTTTCGCGATCCTGATCCTTCTTGTCCGGATCGTCTTCCGCGCTCGTTTTGTTTTTCTTGTCGGGATCGTCTTCATCCGCGGCTTGCGCAGACGGACGCCCCAAGCCCAAACCCGCCAGATGTGCGAACGAAAGCGCGCTCGCCACGCGGGAGCGTAGTGTTTGAGACATGGAAAAATCTCCTGAATGATTGAACGCTTCAGCCCAGCTCGGCGAGCAGGGAGCCAAACGCTTCGTCGGGCGCCATGACAGCGTCCGCAAAGCCTATCTCGACGCCGGCGGCGCCAAGAAAAGTCGTTGCCTGCGTATCGCGGACTTTCTTCGCCGCGAGATCGAGGTTGCGCGCCACCGTCTCCACGAAGAGCTCGCCCATCGTGTCGACGTCGCCCTGGAACCGCTCGAGCGCTTCTTTCGAAAGCGGAAAAAACTCACTGCCATCCGCCTTGCGCGCGCCGTACTGGATCAGGCTTACCGTGATGCCCTCTTTCTCCAGCGCCTTCGACCAGTCCACATGCATGCAGATCACGCCGACGCTGCCGGTACCGCCCGTTCGCGGCACGACGATGCGATCGGCAGCGCTGGCGATCGCAAAGGCGCCTGAATAAGCGCATTCGGTGAGAATCGCCCAGATCGGCTTCCTCCCGCGCGCTTTATAGATCGCATCGACCAGGTCGAAACACCCAGCGACCTCGCCACCAGGGCTGTCGATGTCCAGCACGATGGCCCGCGCGGCTTCATCCTCGAGCGCCATGCTCATATTCGCGCGGATGCCGTTGTACCCCGTCATCCCGCTGTAGGGGCGCAGGCTGCCGAGCTTCTGCACCAACGTGCCGCAGATCGGAATCACCGCCACGCCGGACACGAGGTCATAGCCAGCCCTCGGATTGCTCGCGGCCGCGTTCTCATCGCTTTGATCAAACGCCATCGGACGAAGCGCGGCCTCTTCGCCATCGGGCCGAAAAAGCCGCGCGATGCCGAACCGATCGGCGAGCGCCGCCATGACGATTTCGGCCTTCTGCGGCGTGATCGCGAGCGGCACATTGAATAGACGCTGTGCGAGATGTTCGTAGCGCATCACTGAGCCTCCGGCGGCACGTCGGTGCGCGTCGCCATTTCCCTGCCGCCCCAGTCGGGCAGCGGGATGCCGTGATCCTGAAACGCCTTGATCTCGAGCGCGCGTTGATCGACGTCTTCTTCCCAGTCGCGCCCCTGCTCCGCGCTTTCTTGCTTGAGCGTGGAGAGCGCCGCATCGATACCGAGAATCGCGCCCTGCTTTTCCTTGACGGGATCGATCCACCCGCGCCCGGGCCCAAGCCATGCGCACCGCGTATACGCGGTCGCCGCTTCGATGAAATCGGGCGCGTCATCCGGCAGCGGCACTTCCCCGTTCTCGAAAATCTCGCGCAACCAGGCCGCGTACATCGGCGTCGCGAAGCCCGTGGCAAATTCACTGCGCCGGCGAGTCATGGTTTTCCAGCTCTCGAGCAACGCCGCGCGCGCGGACGAATAATTCGTCTGCCACCATTTCTGCGATACCTGCTCGCG